GATCACGAAGGAATCCGCCCGGATTCTCGTGAACGAACTCCAGTTCGCGAGCAACATCAACCGCGATTACGACGACCAGTTCCGGCAAGCCGGCGCCAAGGTGGGCGACACGGTCAAGGCCCGGTTGCCGCAGCGTTTCCGGACCACGAAGGGCCAGGCGCTGCAGATCCAGGGCATCAACGACCAGTATGTCCCGGTGAGCCTGACCGACCAGGCGAACGTGGGCATGTCGTTCTCGTCTGCAGAACTCACGACCGACGTGGACATGTACCGCGAGCGGTACGTCAAGCCTGCGTCTGAGCAGTTGGCAAACACGATCGACTACGACGGGCTGAACCGCATGTTCAAAGCGGTGTGGAACGCGGTCGGTACGCCCGGCACGGCAGCGAGTGCGAACCTCACCTACCTGCAGGCTGGCGTCAAGCTCACCAACGGCGCGACGCCGCAGGCCGACCGGAACGCGGTGCTCGACCCGCTGAGCATGGCGACGATTGCCAATGCGAATTTCTCGCAGTTCAACCCGCAGAATGCCATCAGTTCGGCGTGGCGCTCTGGCCGGTTGGCGGCGTCGAACGCGCTCGGCGTGGCGCGGTGGTATCAGGACCAGAACGTCGCGCGCTACACGACGGGCTCGTTCACGGCCTCGACGCCGCTCACCAACGGCGCCAGTCAGACCGGCTCGAGCCTGATCACGGACGGCTGGGCCGCGGGTGCGACGACGATCAACGAGGGCGACGTCTTCACGATTGCCGGCGTGAATGCGGTCAACCCGCAGAACTACGCGTCCACGGGCCAGTTGCAGCAGTTCGTGGTCACGCAGACGGTGAGTGACACGGCCGGCGCGATCACGTTCTCGATCTCGCCCCCGATCATCACGTCGGGCCAGTTGCAGACGGTCGACGCGGCGCCGGCGGACAACGCCGCGATCGTGGTCGTGGGCCAGTCGGCGGGTGCGCTGACGGCGACCACCAGCCAGTCGCTCATCTTCCATCGGGACGCGTTCACGATGGTGATGGCCGATCTGGTGATGCCGCAGGGCGGCGCGGACGCCTCGCGCGTCTCGGACAACGAGTTGGCGGTGGCCTTGCGGTTCACGCGCCAGTGGAACATTAACACTGACCAGAACGCGGCCCGTCTCGATTGCCTCTACGGCTTCAAGGCGATCCGGCCCGAGCTGGCCTGCCGTGTCTACGGCGCATAGGAGGAGACAGACATGGCGCTGACGACAACCACACTCGCGGTCGCAATGGCGGCCGGTGATCTCAAGTTCAAGGCGACGTCCTCGACCGGTGCGACGGTCGGCGGCCTCGTCCGCATCGACAACGAATACATGGAGATCGCCACCGTCGACACCAACGGGTTCGTCTCCGTGAGTCGCCGGGGCCTCCAGGGGTCGGCGGTGGTCGCCCACAACATCCTGGCGTCGGTCGTGTTCGGCCTGACGTCGGATCTCGTGTCGCTGCCGCTCTACCAGGACATCCCGGTCCCGCTGACCGAGTTCGACCAGGTCAACATCGGCGCGAACGGCGCGATTGCCTGCCCGGTGCGGAACACGCAGTTCTGGATCAACAAGGCGACCGCGCTTGGCTCGTCCACGTTGGCCCAGCCGACGGCGGACCAGGACGGCCTGCGCGTGAAGTTCATGAGCACGACGAACGCGGCGCATGTCGTGTCGGTCGTGACGTCCTTCGACGGCACCACGGGCACGAGCACGACCTACACGTTCCCGGCGTTTGCCGGGGCGGGCTTCGAGCTCATCGCGCGTGGCACGAACTGGTACCTCCAGGCGAACAACCTCGTCGTCGTGACGTAGTCGCGGCGGCGTGAGACCGGCGAGGCGGGGCGTGTCCCATTCCGGGGCCGTCTCGCGTCGCCACAACAGGTGAGTGTGTGATGCCCAGCCTTCCAATGATGCCACTTCATCCCCACGCGCCCACCCGTCCGAGCGGGGAGCCCTACACGGTCGATGACCGCGAATTTTGGGAGTATGCGGAGGCGCGTATTCCGCACGCGCCGGAGATCGGCGGTGTGCGCCAGCGCGTGCATCTCGAGTGGCCGAAGATGATCTACAAGGCGAGGAACGGGCGCAGCGATCCGGAGTCGTTTGAGACGCAGGTTGTGCAGTCGGAATCGCATTTGACCGAGATCCGGCGCAAGGACCCGGCCTGGCAGGTCGGCCCGACCGAAGCCTCGGAGTTCTACGAGGGATTGCAGCGCGACATCGCGCGCGCGGCGGCGGAAACGGCGGCCTCGGTGGAGCGGATGACCGAACCGGCGAAGCGGCAGTATCGGAAGCGTTCGGCGGACTCGCCGACGCACGTCACGGAGTAACCCATGGCCGCCGTCTCTGACCAGTACAATCGCGGTCTCGCGGTCACGACGAGCGATACCGTCAACATTGACGGGGACAAGCTCACCGACGCGCTCTACGTGGCCGGGGCGGGGACGCTGACTGTCGTGTGGCAAAACAACCTCACGACGCAGTTCACCGCCATTGCGGGCGCGCTCTTGCCGTTGCAAGTCAAGCGGGTGAATGCGACGGGCACGGCGGCAACCGGGATTGTGGCCTTGTTCAAGGTGTAGCCGGTGTACACGATCACGGCGGGCGATCTGATTCGGCAGGCGTTGCTCCAGATCGGCTCGCTGGCGGCGGGCGAGGAGCCGACCCCGGCGGAGGCGCAGGACGGGCTCGCTCGACTCAACCAGCTGATCGACGACTGGAGCACGCAGCGGCTCACGATGCGCGTCGTGGTGCGGGCGACCACTGGGATCGTCAACGGCCAGGCCGATTACACCATTGGCACTGGGGGCGATTTCAATGTGCCTGTGGTGCCCGCGGTGGATAACTGCGCGCTCCTGCTGAATAGCTCGTCACCCGCCGTCGAAATCCCGCTCTCGCCGTTGACGGAAATGGCGTATCAGGCCATTGCACAGAAGAACCTCGAGAATACGCTGCCGACACAGTGGTACTTCGAGGCGACGATTCCGCGTGCGACGGTGACGCTCTGGCCGGTGCCGACGGATGACACGAACGACCTCGTCATCTACTACCCGACGATTCTGGCGCAGTTTACGGATCTGACGACCGGTGTGCAGTTAGCGCCGGCCTATGCCCGGGCGCTGCGGACGAACCTGGCTGTCGAGCTCGCGCCGGAGTTTGGGCGGTCGGTGTCCGGGGATCTGCGGCTCCAAGCCGCCGAGTCGCTGGGCACGCTCAAGCGCAACAACGCGAGCATGATGGATCTTGGCGTCGATCCGGGCCTGACCTTCGGCGGCCGTCCCTCCTACAACATCTACACGGATACCGGGGGCTAGCCGTGGCGCTGCTGCCGGGTTTCCTGGGGCCGAGTGCGACGGTTCGCTCGAGGAATGCCAACGCCGAGCGCACGGTCAACCTCTACACGGAGTTTGCGCCCGGGACGCCGAAGGCCCGCCCCTGGATGCTGGGCACGCCCGGCGTGCGGCCCTTTGTGACGCTCGACAATGCCCCGGTGCGGGCGCTGTTCGCCCAGGATGGCCGGATGTTCGCGGTGAGCGGAACGAGCTTTTACGAGGTGTTTCCCACGCACACGGCGACGTTGCGCGGGACGGCAGCGCTCGACGGACGGCCCGCAACGATCTCGAGCAACGGCACGAACGGCAATCAGCTCTTTGTCACGTCGGGCGGGAACGGCTACATCTACAACCTCACGACGAATCTCATTACGCAGATTGCGGATACCGATTTCCCGACGCCTGTGGAGATGGGGACGTTTTCGGACGGCTACTTCATCGCACTGAAGCGAGGTACGAACCAGTTCAACATCTCGGCGCTGTACGACGGCACCGATTGGGACGCGCTGGACGTGTTTCAGGTGTCGACGATGTCGGATCTGTCGATTGCGCTCGTGGAGTCGCACCGCGAGCTCTACGTGTTTGGGTCGAAATACTCGAGCGTCTGGGCGAACAGCGGCGGTGATCCGGTCTATGTGCCCGTCGGCGGGGTGAAGATCGAGCAGGGGTGTGCCGCGGCGTATTCGGCCGTGAATCTCGACAACACCGTGTATTGGCTGGGGGGTGACAGCCAGGGCGACCGCGTGGTGTGGAAGTTCAACGGCTACACGCCTGTGCGGGTCTCGACCCACGCGGTCGAATATCATCTGAGCACCTACCCCCGCATCTCGGACGCCATTGCGTGGACCTATCAGGACGAGGGGCACTGGTTCTATCTGCTCTACATTCCGGTGGCGGACGTGACGTGGTGCTACGACGTGACGACCGACCAGTGGCATGAGCGAGCCCATTGGGATCCGCGCTATCTGGTGTGGCGGCCGCACGTGGGCCGCTGCCACTGCTACAGCTGGGGCAAGCACTTCGTGGGCGCGCGCAATTCCGCGGTGATCTACGAGATGGACCTGGACTTCGCCACCGACGAGCTCGTGCTATGAGCGGGCCGATTCTCAAGGACGCGACGTACTTCGGGTTTTGGGCCGGCGCGTTGCTGCTCGGGTTGCTAGCCCAGGTCGTCGAGATTGCGTTGTTGTGGGCGATTCTGCGCGAGGTGCGGCGCTGATGGCCCTGCAAAACATGACGGCGGCCGGCAGCTTGTCGCGCACGACGGGGATTGTGTCGCCGTCGAGTGATTACAGCTGCACTTTCTGGTGGCTGCCGTTTGCGCGTGCCTCGGCGCTGGCGCGGGTCGCATTTCTCCAGCGGAATACCGCGTACACCAATTGGATCGCGATTTACGGCGAGTTTAACCAGGAAACGCTCTACTTCTGGACCGGAAGTGGCGCGGGCGATGTGTCGACCGCTGCGGTAACGTGTTCGCTCAACACGCGTTGTGCGGTCGCCTATACGCGCGCAGGGACATCCCATCGGTTCTACATCAATGGCGTCTTGGTGGGTGGGGCCGCGCTGACGCTGGATGTCTCGGGGTTCACGCTCAACAGCCAGTGGTGCAACGGCCACGATACGTCTGAGGTGGGCTATGCGGAGGTGCAAAACTTCCGCGAATGGAATGCCCAGTTGTCGCTCGCGGATTTGATGGCTGAATGGAATTCCGCCACGCCCGTGCGGACGTCTGGGCTTGTGACGAACACGCCCCTGTCATCGACCTACACCGACACGACCTCGAATGAGAACAACTGGACGCCGACGGGCTCGCTCAGTTTTTCGGCCAGTGCGGTCCCGGTGGCGAACACGAACACGACGGCGACATCCGCAGTGATATGTAACTCGACCGACACCTATATTCAAGTCCCAGCGGAGAGCGCAGGTGTCGCGCAAGATTCCTGGTGGTCCTATACGCCCTCTGCCGGCGAGGTGACGGTGGGCGCGTTTGCGTTTGCCGACGTCGCGAAGACGTACCAGCCGATTAGTACGCTATGGGTCGGACCTGCAGCGTCTCCCGTGGCGTATATTTCGACCATCGCCGCAAACAATAAAGCGGTGCAGTTTCCGGTGACCGATGGGACGGAGTATTTTCTGCGGGCCCGGGACAATGTGGGCGGTGTCGATGCCGCACTCACGATGTCGTTCCGGTCGGCGCCAGACAACCCGGCTCCGGCGGGAAGCCTCCTCATCAACGACGATCAATGGCCATTCATCTCCGCGGCCCTCGTGTCCTCCTCGGGCGCGGGGGTGCTCCAGTATCGGTCTCCGGTGGTGCCTGGAGAGGCGGGCGATGTCATCGCGTCGAGTGGCGTGGTGCTCCTGGAAAATGAGGATGATTCCACGCTGAATCTCTACTCAAACCAATTGGTGTTGCTGGCCACATTATCCTACCCCGCAGATCCCACGACCATGCTGGCCCGAACGCTGATTGGTGGGGATAAATGGTATGTGGGTCGCACGACTGGCTCCGGCACCGGTGTCTCAAGCGTCACGACCGTGACAAGCGCTGGATCGTTTGGACCAACCACATGGACGGTGGCACCCGCCGGTGGATTGTCGGCCCTGGCCGCTAATGCGGCTGAAACGATTCTGTATTTCACTCGTGCTGGCACAGGTCTCGGTGCTGTTGAGCGGTGGGACCTCGTGAATGATGTTGCGCTCTCGAATCTGGTTGGCGCAGTGGCTGGCGGCTATCGAACAAATGATTTGTTCGTGTTGGCGGATGGGACGATTCTAGTCGGATATCAAGACGTGTCCCCGGCCGATTTTCAGGTGCGTCGCTATAGCACGTCTGGCGTGTTGCTCAATACATATAACTTTGGGGCGTTTGCAACCGGTATTCCTCCGAGGATGGCCTCGGCAATTGATCCGGGCGCCTTTTGGGTGATGTGGACAGATGGCACGAGCCAACAATTCCAACAGATTCGGAATGTGCGCGTGTCGGACGGGGCGATTCTGGCAAGTTTCTCTGTTGTGGTGTATGACCGCGGGGTCTATGACGGCGTAGAAACGGCGACGCCGGAATCGCGATTTGGTATTTCCAATTCTTGTCCACTCGTGATTCTTCGCCAGCCGTTGCCCCCGAATACCACTGGCGGGGGAGGCGGGGGTGGTGGCGCCGCAGCGGCGGAGACCTTCATCCCTCGTCGGCTTAGGAGGGCGCCACATCTCTCGGACGAGCAGCGGCGCACGCGGTTTAATAGTTTTCAGTTGGACATGGAAACCGGGATCGGGAACACGGTTGCGCCTGGCGACGATCCGCAGGTCATGTTCCGGTGGTCGGATGACGGGGGCCACACCTGGTCGAATGAGCACTGGGTGGGCGCGGGTCGACGTGGGGTCTACACATGGCGGGCGCTCTGGCGTCGGCTGGGTGCGTCGCGCGACCGGGTGTACGAGGTCAGCTATAGCGAACCGACCAAGTTCAACCTGATC